CCGAAATAGTCCCTAATTGTCAGCCGGAACAGGCTGAAATTCACGAATGCACCTCTAAAAACAGCACCGTCGCTCGGTCTTGTAATCGTAATATCCGGATATTTGAGCGTGTAAGGATAAACGTCCACGTCGTTGATAAACGTGCCGTAAGCAGAACCCGACCGGGCAGACCATTCGACCTTGCCGCCGTCCTTGAAACGTGCAACCCAATAGAGGTCGCTGCCGTTGTAATTTGAGAATATTGCAGCGTAAGCCTTCCCCGGAAGGGAAAGCGTTTCGGGCTCGTCCGTTTGCGTCTGTGTAGGTTGTTTCTCGCATCCGGTCAGCAGTAATAACAAAAGAAGAAAAACAGATAAACGTTTCATGCCTTGTTGTATTTATCGTTACAATGTTTCGCCAAGAACGCAATCGTAGCCTGTTGCGTCTTGATAATTTCCTGTTGCATAAAGATAAGGTCGTAAGCCTTTTTGTTTATTGAAACACTTTCTACATCCTTACCGGCATCTATAATTGCCGGGGGCGTATCGTCAGAATTCTCGGAATCCGGCAGCAGCATATCGCCCTCGCCTGTTAAAATCCACGACATCGACAAACCTTCAAACTTGTCCGATAAAACCCTCGCAAGCGAACGAGATATGGAATGCTTACCGTTATGTATATCGTACAACGTTTGCGACGTTTTCATTCCGATATACTTCCCGAGCGCATTGGTCGAAAGCCCTGCATAGGCTTCGATTAAATGAATTCGCTCGCTATCAGTAAGATTCATAAAAATTTAAGTTTTTTAATTAGAAAAATTTTTTTATATTAAATATAATAATTAATTTTACCCGGTAATTTAAGTAAAATACATAAATGTATATAAACAAATATATGAATAAAAAACGATAACACACAGCGAATTAAGAAAAAAATCAATAAAATCCTAAAAAATCTACACTATGAGAAACGTTAAAACCGCATACACGGCGGAAAAAGAAAAAAGGGACAGAGCAATATACAGAGAATATTGCGAAATAATGAGTAACCCCGGCGCAGCGTCCACGTACGTAACCGCATACCTTATGAAAAAGTATAACATTCACTCCCCGGCAACGATATGGAACATTCGCCGCCGTATGGAGCGGCAGGGGTAAAGGAGTTAATCGAATTACTAACCTAATATAATTTGATACATTATGAAAGACATTGAAATCCAACAAATCCGACAGGACGTCATTCAAAAATTAAGCGACCGATTCGGAAGCAACTACGCCATTCTCAAATTCGAGGTATCAGAAATGACGCTCGGGGCGCACCCGGCAATCGTATTAATAATCAAGACCAAATACGAGGGGCGCACGCTCCGGGCAGGGGCGATAAAGCGCACTATCAACGAACTGTTCGAGGCTATCGACAGCACTATCGAGGAGCAGAAACACCAAGTAATAACCGAAAGATTGGAATTGCAGAGAGTATGACCACCCACGACCTCACGAAACCATTGTGGCAACTTACCGTTGCCGAATTCCTTGAACTACAAAAGGCAGCAACCACGCCGCAGCAAACACAGACGCCGCAGCAACCCGGAACACCGGAATACGTTTACGGCATTTCCGGGCTTGCAGAACTGCTCGGCTGCTCTAAAAGCACCGCAGCAAACATCAAAAGGAGCGGCATCATTGACGCCGCAATCACACAGCATAATCGTACTATAATAATCAACGCAAGTACCGCACTCAATCTGCTAAATAAACACAATTCAAACCGCCGGAAGGCATTAAAAAACAATTATTATGAATGAAATTCAACAAATCGAAGTCAGTCAATCAGAATTGCTCGAAGCCGTAAATCGGGCAGAAATTGACATTCAAATCGCAACAGCGAAACGCTATCCCCGGGACATTACCCACGTCTTGAACCAAATCGCAACCCTCGCCACAATGGACACCGAAACCGCCGAGGATTGCTTCTACGCCCTTCGCAGGGGCAGAGCAGAAGGCGACAACGCCGTTATCGAAGGGCTATCCGTCCGAATGGCAGAGATTTTTGCCGGGGCATGGGGCAACCTTCGTGTGCAGACGAGAATCGTCGGAAATGACGGCAAAACCATTACAGCGCAGGGCATTTGCCACGACCTCGAAACCAACCTCGCCGTTTCCGTTGAGGTAAAACGCCGCATAACCGACAAATACGGACGTACCTACTCCGAGGATATGCAGGTCGTAACAGGTAACGCAGCCTCGGCAATTGCTTTCCGAAACGCAATCTTCAAAGTTATTCCGAAGGCAGTTACGAAGAAGGTAATAAACGAGGTAAAACAGGTTGCCCTCGGAAAATCCATTGACCTTGAAACCTCTCGCCAACGCATCGTCGAATACTTCGGAAAACTCGGCGTAACACAGCAGCAGTTGTTCGACTATCTGTCAGTAAAGAAACTCGAAGAAATCGACAAAGAAAGGGTCTTCGAACTCCGTGCCCTCGCAAACGCAATAAAGGAAGGCACAACGACGGTCGAGGAAACGTTCAGAAAGAATGTAGCCAACGCCGAGAAAATCGCAGAGGAAGCGAAGAAGAAGGCAGAGGAAGCAAAACGCCGGGTGGAAACCTACACGAAACCGACAGCAACACCCCGGCAGGAAGCGCAGGAAGCCCCGGATAGCAAAATAATCTAACCTAAAAACCGAGAAATAATGGCAACACATATCTATAAAGCAAAGGACAGGGACGATTGGCTCGCCTACCGCAAACGTGGTATCGGCAGCAGCGAAATCGCCACAATCGTAGGACTTAACCCTTTCGAAACACCCTACCAACTTTGGCGCAGGCTGAAAGGTATCGATGCACCGAAGGAGCAGAGTTTCGCAATGCTCGCAGGGCATTACCTCGAAGATGCCGTTGCAAGATTTTGGCAGGACGCAACAGGTCGGGAAGTTATCAAAGCATCAGCAGGCGACATCGTCGCAGTAAACGACGCAAAGGAATTCTTAATCGCCTCGCCCGACCGTACATACTGGATTCCCGGACTACCTCGCAACAACGAGAACAAGGGCGTTCTCGAATGCAAGACCACACAGGCGACTATCGACCCGGACGACCTGCCCCGGCATTGGTTTTGTCAAGTGCAATGGCAACTCGGCGTCATGGAACTACCAGAGGGAAGCCTCGCCTGGTTATCTTCCGGACGTGCCTTCGACTATCGGGACATCGCATTCGCCCCGGACTTCTACGGTTGGCTTGTCGAGGAAGCAGAGCGTTTTTGGACAGACCACGTCAAAGGGGACGCCGAGCCTACCGCAATCAACGCCGCAGACATCCTCACCAAATACACCACGCACACCGAGGGATTGACGAAGGAAGTAAACGAGGCAACCCTATCGGCATACAAGCAACTGCGTGAATGTAAAGCCCGGATAAAAGAGGAAGAACGGCTAAAAAGCGAACTCGAAGAACTCATAAAACTGACATTCGCAGACGCAGAGGCTATAACGTACAACGGCGAAACCCTCGCAACGTGGAAAGCAAGCCGCCCGAGCACCGTATTCGATTCCGCTCGCTTCAAGGCAGAACATCCGGAATTGTACAACAACTATATGACAACGAAACCCGGCTCTCGTCGTTTCTTAATCAAATAGCAATGTATTTAATTAGTAACCAAGTATATAACGAAATCCTTCGCCTGTTGGAGTACATACCCCGGCAGGCGAAAGGGATTCGCCACGGAAACAATGTTCGAAAATCGCTCATTTGCCGCACTTATTTACTCCGGTTAAGGAAATATACCGGAGAGGGTGCGAAACGTCGAAATTCGAAAGAAAAAAAGGGAAAAATAGGGGTTGTTTAACTCCTTGGAGTGTTTACAATAAAATCATATAATATAATTTCACATAAAATGGCAAATAGATTAACAAATACGAACAAATGGCAGGACGCTTGGTTCTTCAACCTTACCCCGAGCGAGAAACTGTTGTGGATATACCTTTGCGAGAATTGCGACATCGCAGGATTCTACGAGGTTTGCCCTCGCCGGGTAATCATCGAAACAGGGCTGACGGACAGGGGCTTCGAAGGGGCTTTCGAGGGGCTTCGAAGGGGCTACATACCAAGCATCGACGGCGAGGTAATTTACCTGCGA